GATAGTGTCCTTTTTGGTTACCATGAGTTAGTCAACAGAACAACTACTGATGTGATTAACTATGTACTGAATCAGCAGAAAACAAAACATTGGATTCTAAAAAAATGTGAGTTCACTCGTTATTTCAGCTATGCATGGGAAAATGAAAATGGATTGGCTGATGCATTGTTTTCTATACCAAAGGCCTTTGATGAGGACTATATGTGGTCATGGAACACACAAGTTTATCCATTTGAGTTATCTCTTGTAAAGCCATCAACAGATCCTGTTTGTCGCATACAAGAAGGCTACAATATGGAAGGTTTTGAAATTGAGACCGATCCGAACAATTTAGTCAATCGAGTATATCCACTAGGTGCCGGAGAAGGAGTCAATCAATTAAACATCAAATCAGTTAATAATAATGTTCCTTACGTTGAAGATGCTGAATCAATCAAAAAATACGGGTTGATTGAGTACGTTTGGGTAGATCAGCGTTTTACGATTGCTCAAGCATTGAAAGACAATGCGATTAGCATGCTAAAAAAATGGTCCATTCCCAAAGTATCATGGAAAGTTTCTGCTGCTGATTTAATTAAATTGACAGATACACCTTTAGAAATCGATAAATTACGACAAGGCACAGTCGTAATGATCAATACAAATGAATATGGATCATTTAATTTGAGAATAAAAAAAGAAAGTAAATCGGATGTTTTTGGTGCTCCCCAATCTATTCAATTGGAACTAGGAAATTTGAAAGATGATATCAACACCACCATGTCCGATCTTAGTCGTAGGCAGCAAATAAATGAAACCTACAGTCAAGGAGCAACGAATATTTTGAACTATTCATATCAGGACAATTGCGAATCTTCTTATCCTGCAGAGATTGAGTTCTATCTAGATGATGATGTTTTTCATGTGAATACTGTCGAATTAACTTTCAAAACAAAACGTTACCGAGGTTATACAAAAGCAGTAAAAGGCGGCGGCGCTAAAACGATAACTAGCGAAGCGGGTGGACAATCGACACAAACAAGTTCGGCAGGTGGTGGCAGTCGCCAAACAAGTAGTTCAGGTGGAGGTTCAGTTCAATCTACTACAGCAGGTGGTGGCGGAGTAACTACTTCTGGTTCAGGTGGTGGTTCTTATCAAGGTTCTTCAACAAGTGTAGGTGGCGGGTCGACTCAAACATCTAGTGCTAATGGTACACACAGGCACATGATGTTTGAATCTGTAAATGGCTCGGGACCTATTCAAACGACAAGATATAAAGCTTATGGTAGTAGCCTTTTACAAATGGAAGGATCAGCAGGAAAAATATATACAGCAGAAGCTTCTACCAACCATACTCATACTGTAAGTATTCCAAATCATTCGCATAATTTTACAATCAATGTACCGGCACACACGCATAATGTTTCTATACCAAGTCATGCTCATAACGTTAATATCCCCAATCACACACATAGTGTTAATATTCCAAATCATACACATACAGTAAAAATTCCATCGCATAAACACAATGTGGTGCTTCCAGAGCATACTCATCCGCTTGAATGGGGGATTTTCCAAGCAAATGACTCGGCATCAAGTGTAGATATCATTGTGGACGGTAAGACGATTCCGCACCATGAAACAAGTCAGAATAGACTTAACTTAGTCGATTATTTGAAAAAAACAAGTAGTGGAAAAATTCAACGAGGAAGTCACAAGATACAAATTAAACCTAATAAATTAGCACGTATTGAAGCACAAGTTACATGTCGTGTCTTTATTCAATCACAATTAGGAGGTCAATTTTAATGGTAATTAAAGTAAAGAAAATTAACGGTGAAGAATTTACCGCAGAAGTGAATCAAAATATTTCTGATATTTATAAAGAACTAACTAATAATCTAGATAGTTCTTTTATTCTATTAGGTGAAAGAATTGAACAAAAGGTGGCAATTGAATCAATTTTCGAAGAAGCAGGTGATTAAAATGGCTGTTGAACATATCCAAGAAACAGATACCCTTAATAAAGGTCGTATTAAGATTAACGAAGCCATTGATTTAGCAAATAACTCATCCTCCAAAGTAGATCAATTTGAAATTGATCTAACGCAAGGAATTAAAGATGCTAAAAAAATAGCAACAGATGCTGGTAATGAAGCAAAATCAATTGCGGGGACAGCTGGAGCAGAAGCTAAGCAAACTGCTTCTACGGCTGCAAATGATGCTAAGAAAATAGCGACAGATGCTGGTAATGAAGCAAAATCAATTGCTGAAGCGGCAGGAACAGAAGCAAATAAAAAAGCAGATCAAGCGATTGCTGACTCAAAAACAGCAGTAGAAAATTCTAATCAAGCAATTGGGAGAGCAAACCAAAATAAACAAGAATTTGATTCTCTCAGAAATGAGTTTGATGATTTAGTTGCACAAGCTGGAGATAGTAATCCGGAAATTGTTCAAGCACGTACTGATACGCAAGGCATTAGACAAAGTACTTTACAAAATCGTTTGACCGCAGATTTTAATACACGGTTAACAAATGCAGATGCAATTCAATTATTTAGCGGACCAGTAAATGTCCCAAAAATGATGGATTTAGCTGGAAAAGTAGCAGGTAATATTGAAGTAAATCCACATTCTGTTTATACGGATTATACAGCTACAAGTTTAAAAAAACCGACTGCAAATTGGGCTGAAATCACTCAAGAAAACTATAACAAATTAGTAGGACGTGATGACCAAGGTGTGTCAGTCGGTTCGAGCCAAGGGAGTGTAATTCCTCAACAATTGAGTAAGTTCGATACGGTAAAAGCTATTGAACAACTAGCTCCTCGGATTTTTGAAGGGATGAGCGTCTCTGAAAAAGTAAAATTTATTAAAGATAATTTTATTTCTTTTTCAGTTACGACACGAGCAAAAGCTAGTTCCCCAAATAATAAAAATTTGAAAGTTGGGGTATTTATTGAATCAACTGACTCATACACTACAAAAATTCAAGGGGATGCTGCAAATTTTACAGACTTTACTACTGAGGTCAATGATAGTAATTTTATTGATTCTAATGGTTTTATTCATGTACTTTCTTACTCAGATAGTTCGAATGGAGTGACCGCCTCTAATATCAATACAGATTATATTGGAGTGCAGTTAATGGTATCATTGAATCCATTAACTGTTTTAAACAAATCAGGGTTTGCTAATGAGGATGATTTAGCATTGAAAGCTAATGAGACTGATTTAGCAGCTCATACGAATAATAAAGCGAATCCTCATAATGTCACTGCTGAACAAGTTGGTGCATACTCTGTTGAAGTAGCAGACGGAACTTTTGTAAATAAAACAACTGCAGAAGAAACTTATGCTAAAAAAACAGAACTGACCAAAGAAATAATAGGTCTTGGAAATGTTGATAATTTTAGCACTGCGACTCAAACAGAAGCAGAAACGGGTGAAGTATCAAATAAATTTATGACGCCGCAAAGAACATCTCAAATGATTACAAAACGGATTGCTAAAGATGCAGAAGTAATAGCTGGAACAGATTTAAACAAGTTAGTTACACCAAAATCATTGGATGTTTATTACCAAGACAGAACGAAAGTTGCGGTGGCTAGCTATGGTACTGAAGACGTTACTTTGACAGCCAAAGAGGAGCTTAGTGAAGCAAGTTGGAGATATAGGCGCATCGGAGATATCGTAGAATTTTATGGTAGATTTAAATTAAAAAGAGCTACAGACATTGTTAATGTTCACGAACTTCCTATAGGATTTAGATTAAGTACTGATTTTGATGATACTTCTTGGAATGTACCTTTAAGTATACAAAAAGCAGCTAATCCAACATCGTATGTAGCTGGTGCGTTTGTTGAACGGCAAGGAACAAATTTACTAAGAGTGGGTGGAAATTCATCGGGGAACCATTATGTGTCGGGGCGGTGGTATACTGATGACCCTTTCCCGACTGGCTGATGGTTGAAAATTTACGACTGTCAGCCCATAGAGGTGCACATAATTTTGCTCCTGAAAATACTATAGAGGCATATAAAATAGCAATTGATTTAAAATATGGAGCAATTGAGTTAGATCCACGAGCGAGTTCTGACGGCGAATTATTTATTATGCATGATGATACTGTCGATAGAACGACAAATGGAAATGGATATATTGCTAATATGAATTCGGAACAAATTCGTCAATTGGAAATTGACACTTCAAATTATCCAGAATATAAAAACAAGATATTAAGGGTGCCTACATTTGAAGAGTCTGTAAAAATAATTTCCACAGGAAATGTAATACTGAACGTGGATGGATCAAAGATAGACTTTTCAAATACAGTAATTACTAAGAAAATGATTAATATTCTAAAAAAATATGAAATGTATCAAAATACATTTTTTGTTATTTCGAATACATCCCAAAGATATGCATTTAATCAGAGTTATCCAGACGCTGTTTTATCTTGGTTATTAACGGATTCTAGCAGAATTGATAATGCTATAACAGAAGTAAAAAGTTACCATAAAGCACTGCTCTCTATTCCTTTAAATATAGTTACAGATGATATTTTAGAAAAACTGAGAAATACAAATATTTATTATCAAATATACAATGTGAACACTAAAACAGATTTAGATCACCTTCTTATAAAGAAAACACCTATGATAGAAACCGATATATTATTACCCTAGTCTTTTTTGTGTCTTTTTAATTTGATATACTTATTTTTGAGGTGATTCCGAAAGTGAGAAAAATATCAAAGATATTAATTATGTTTTCCATTGTTTTAACTGGATGTGTTTACTCATCCAGTAGCTTATTGAACCATAAAGAAACTTACCTAGTAGCCCATAGAGGTGCACATATAGTTGCTCCTGAGAATACAGTTGAAGCTATGAGAGAAGCAAAGTCACTTGGCTATAATGCAGTAGAAGTTGATGTAAGAACTAGTAAAGATGGAGTGAATTTCTTGATGCACGATGACACTCTTGATAGGACAACAAACGGAGAAGGACAACCAGAAAGGTTTACAATCAAACAGCTTAAAGAATTGTCGATAGATACTTCAAATTATCCAAAATATAAAGATAAAAAAGTTAATATACCAACTTTTGACGAAGCAATTAAAGAAATAAGTAAAGACAAATTAATTGTTAATGTGGATGGATCAAAGGGAGATTGGAATGACGATAAATTTGTTGGATCAATTGTAAATACATTAAAAAAATACAATGTATATGATCGTTCTTTTTTTGTCCTTACAAATAAAAAAATTAGAGATAAGGTAGTAAAGAATCATCCTGATTGTACGGTTTCATGGTTATATGATTCAAAAAATAACATTGATGATGATATACAACAAGTTAAGCAATACAATAAAGCTTTGCTATCAGTATCAAATAACTTAGCAACAAACCAAGTAATTGAAAAATTAAATAAATCTGGAATTATGTACCAGATTTATGGTGTTAATGATGCTGAAAGGCTTAAAAAGTTAAAATCATTAGAGGTACCTATAGTAGAGACAGATACAATCAATCCGAATAAAATACAGAATAATTAGTATAGAAGTGCACTCCAAAGAGTGCGCTTTTTTTGTTGGAAAGTTGGTGAACTATGAGTATTGATGCGATTATTTCTGCTTTAAGTATTGCAGGAACGTTAGTTGGTACGTTTGCAGGCATTGTTTTTTCAAATAAACTGACCATTTATCGAATTGAGCAATTGGAGAAAAAAGTTGAGAAGCATAACCATATTGTTGAACGTACTTTTCTATTAGAAGGACGGATGAATGAAGCAGAACACGATATTCAGGAAATGAAAGGAGGCGAAAAGTAATGATTTTACCCGATAAATATTATCAAATTATTAAATGGACAGTACTTACGGTATTGCCTGCTTTATCTGTATTAGTAGCCACATTAGGGAAAGCATATGGATGGAATGGAACAGACATGACAGTACTCACTATCAATGCAGTAGCAACATTTTTAGGCGTTATCACTGGTGTGTCTGCTTATAATTTGAAAAAATAGGAGGAAACAAATGAAGAAGAAAATCATTTTATCATTGAGCCTGTTAACGGCTCTTTTTTTATTGCCTTCGAATGCTTTTGCCTACACTATTAACAATGAATTTAATTTAGGTGTAAATGAAGGTAGCTCACAAGTAGCAAATAATCAGTACATTTTACTGCATGAGACGGCTAACGAAACAGCAACAGGACGAAATGAAGCGCAGTATATGCAACGTTCATGGACTAGCGCTTACACTGCTTATATTGTGGGAGACGGCGGAATTGTTTATCAAGTCGGTCAACCTGGTTATGTACAGTACGGTGCTGGTTCGTATGCTAATGCCAATAGTCCTGTGCAGATTGAGTTACAACACACACATGATAAAGCAACTTTTGAAAAGAACTATAAAGTATACGTTGAATTGGCAAGAGATTCAGCAATGAAATATGGTATTCCATTAACATTAGACACTCCTTATAACCAACCAGGAATCAAATCGCATTTATGGGTAACACAAAATATCTGGGGCGATCATACAGATCCTTACGGTTATCTTTCTGAAATGGGCGTAAGTAAAGAAAAATTAGCATATGATTTAGCTCATGGATTTACCGATGAAAATCCAACTACTTCAGATGATAAACCAGTCATTGATCCAACTAGAGCAGGTGCTGCAAATCCTACGCTGACAGATGGAACAAATTACGCCCACATTGATCAGTTCGGAGAAATCGAAAACGCAAACTTGCATGTAGCAGGATGGCATATTGCTAACTATAAATACGAGTATATTTTCATTATGGATTACAATACTGGAAAAGAATTAGCTCGAGTAAGAGCTGATGGAATTTATAGACCAGATGTAAACCAAGCTTATAATACTTCTGGAAATGTTGGTTATCATGTATCTTTCAATATGCGTAATTTTCCTAATAAGAAAGTCTATGTAATGATGCGGGCAACGAATGATCCAGAAGGGAACACTAAAGGCGGAGCACAAGATTTTCATGATAAACGCTGGTATTTAAATATTCCGCAACGATAAAAAATGGCCCCTCGTTGAGGGGCAGTACATATAATTAGGCTACATCTGCAATTTTAGTTATTGTTATAAAGACGGCTAAGATGTAAAATTAACATATATTTATAACAAATGATCGGAGAAGCGGCTGTTGGAAGAATTACATTTATTTTTTGATGATTCAGGCGTCTTGCATAGGAATGCACCTAATAGATTTTTTGTCTACGCTGGATACGCATTCATTGGCAAGGATAATAAAGAAATTGCAAAAAGAAAATATAAAAAAGTGGTTCAACGAATCCAAACCAAACGAGGTAACAGAGAAGAATTAAAAGCTTGTTATTTAGATAAAAGTGAAAAATACGAATTATACAGGGTTTTAAAAAACGAACATAGTATGGGATTAACAGTTGATATCAAAAGGGTACAGTCAAATATTTTAGATCATAAAAAATCAATACACAGATATAAAGATTATGTATTAAAAAGACTGGTCAAAGAAAAAATTAAGTTGCTGATAAATAGAGGATTATTGAATCCAGAGGACGACTTAAAGCTATGTATCTGTGTGGATGAGCAAGCCACTGCAAGTAATGGCTATTATAATTTTGAGGAATCAGTATATGAAGAACTAAAAAATGGTGTTCATAATTTTAATTATGGTGTATTTTATGAACCTATTTGGAAAGGTAAGTTAGAAATAAATGTGTCTTATTGCGATTCTAAACATAATTATTTGATACAAGCTAGTGATATATTGGCAAACAGATTATGGACATCGTTCAAGATTGATAACAGAGAAATGAGAAATATACCGGAACATTCTTGTATGAGGTTGCCTTAAAAAATAAGCTAAATTTTTTTAAGCATAACTATTGCATTTAGCAGATAGTTACTTTATGATTAACTTACAGGCGAATTAATTTCGCACTGCCGACACAAGGAATACGATAATAATTATTAAGCGTAATGTAAGTACGCCGTCCCTTGTGGGCCACCTCCAAAAGGTGGTTTTTTTATTTAATTTTAATCAGTATTGTATTTGTATTTTCGTTCTGCAATTAACTCTTCTAAATGCTTAAATATAGTTCTTTATATTAAATCGTGTTAGCCTTGTGTTACCATTACATTCGTGTTATACTAAACAAGTAATCTAATTTGAAACGTAATCTGAGCGATATATTCACACTATAAAAACTCCTTTTACAAAGTAATATTAATTGCAACAAAACACGTATTATATACGTATCAGGAGGAAATATATATGAATAACGGTACAGTAAAATGGTTTAACTCAGACAAAGGTTTTGGATTTATCACTGGAGAAGATGGAAATGACGTATTTGCACATTTCTCAGCGATCCAGGGAGAAGGCTTCAAGTCTTTAGATGAAGGCCAAGCAGTTACTTATGATATTGAAGAAGGTCAACGTGGCCCTCAAGCAGTAAATATTGTAAAATAATGTTGAACTTTAAACACCTCATTTGAGGTGTTTTTTTATTTTAAGCTAGATACCGTAATTATTGCTAGCAATTTAGAGTAGTTCGTTACTAATTAAGGAGCAAATAAAATTATTATAATATAAAAAATTAAGCAAATAATAGACTAAAAAATAACTATGTGAGATAATAAACATAGAAAAAAGCTTCAGATACTCCCTCACCCTAGAGTCTTTCCCCAAAAAGATAAGTATCTGAAGCTTTTTTCTTTTTATGACTTGGAAATAATAGCATAAAATAATATATTTTACAAAGAATAAGTACAATCTAGTTTTTTGCTATTAAATGTGTAATAATTAATGTGCCATCACAACAAAGAATGAAAACCATTATTATCTAGTCTATGTCCATTCTTTTTGTTTGCAGTAGTTGTGATGGCTTCTCGTACCTTTAGCTCAATTGGTTAGAGCAGACGGCTCATAACCGTCCGGTCGTAGGTTGAGTCCTACAGGGTACATATAGTAATTAAGTTAGTTCTGTGTTAAAATTATTTAGAAGAGTATTTATGTAAATAAAAGCTTTCTTCAGCCACCTTCGGGCGGTTATTTTTTTATACACAATCTTATGTCTATTTCCTTCATAAGTTATGATGACATCTGTTCAGAGCTACTCGAAAGAATAGTTTTTTAGTATTGATTTTTTATAGGATGAGATTATAATAATAGTCGTAATAGCTGATGAATCAATTTCCCAATCTTTTTACGCATTTAAACAGCGAAGCGTCTTCGGACGCTTCTTTTTTGTACTACAATCAATATTTATATTTGGATTACCTCCAGATAGTTTCTTTGTATAAAAAAACGACTCATAATGAGTCGTTTAATAGATCAGAGTAATAAGTCATTGATTTCTTTAAATTCTTTATCAAGTTCTTTTTCATCATATTTTTCATATTTATCAGCTTCATGAAGAACTTTTTTAATTTCATGAATAGCCTTTCGTTCAACTAACCATTTTTTTAGGTTATGTTTTTTTTCTGGATTTTCAGATAACGTATCAAGTTCGTCTAACTCTTTATCCAGTTTATTGACAACAGAAACAATTTTGTTTACAACTTTTTCTTCTTTGTTTTCTAAATTTGACATTTATCTTCACGTCCTTTTTATTTGATAATTTAAGTATAGAACTTTGATATAGTTTATACAAATAAAAACGCTTCTTTGTGTATTCTGTGCTTTTCTTTTGGAATGAGGAAAACTTTGGAGTAATATGAACGTGGACAGAAAAATATTTAGGAGGAATAAACTATGTGTACGTCTATTACTTATGTAACAAGTGATCATTATTTTGGAAGGAATTTTGATTATGAAATATCTTACAATGAAGTAGTCACTATTACTCCAAGAAATTATAAGTTGAATTTTCGAAAGGTAAATGATTTGGATACTCATTATGCAATGATTGGTATTGCCGCTGGTATAGCTGACTACCCTCTTTATTACGATGCGACAAATGAAAAAGGATTGAGTATGGCTGGGCTAAATTTTTCTGGGTATGCTGATTATAAAGAAATACAAGAAGGGAAAGACAATGTATCTCCTTTTGAATTTATTCCTTGGATTTTAGGACAATGCTCAACAGTAGGAGAAGCTAAAAAATTGTTAAAAAATATCAATTTAGCAAATATAAATTATAGTGATGAACTTCCTTTATCCCCTTTACATTGGCTATTAGCTGATAAAGAAAAATCAATTGTCATTGAAAGTATGAAAGATGGACTTCATATATATGATAACCCTGTGGGCGTTCTTACCAATAATCCTTCATTTGACTATCAATTATTTAATTTAAACAATTATCGTGTCTTATCGAGTGAAACTCCTAAAAATAATTTTTCAAATCAAATAAGTTTGAATGCCTATAGCCGCGGTATGGGAGGGATAGGCTTGCCTGGAGATTTATCCTCAGTATCTCGTTTTGTTAAAGCGACTTTTACGAAGCTGAATTCTGTATCTGGAGATTCAGAGTCAGAAAGTATTAGTCAATTTTTCCATATCTTAGGTTCAGTAGAACAACAAAAAGGTTTGTGTGATGTTGGTGATGGAAAATATGAATATACAATTTATTCTTCTTGTTGCAATGTTGACAAAGGAATCTATTATTATCGAACATATGAAGACAGTCAAATTACTGCAATTGATATGAATAAAGAAGACTTAGATAGTCATAAGTTAATTAGTTATCCAATTATAGAAAAACAACAAATTAAATATATAAATTAGTTAATGTGTTGTGATTGATTATTTAATATAGATATAATACAAAAAAGGCAAAGATATTTTCAAAACATTTTTTCTTGATGTGATATCCTTGTCTTTTTTGTAATGTTTTTAACTTATTGCTTTTGCAAAATTTATTTACCTGTTTTCTGGATCAACAATAGTGTATATTATGCTATCCTTGTTTGGATTTTAGGACGTTTAAAGAGGCACTTTTTTACATAACTTAATCCATAGACCTTTTAAGCATGCTGTGAGATAATAATAAAGAAGAGTTTAAAGCGCACCCCAAACCACTTCCCTTAAGTGTATTACGCTTTAAACTCTTTTATATTTGAAGCCATTAAAAAGCATACCATATAACTATAAAAAATAATGGGAAAAAGACTTATAATTGGAGTGGTAGTTAATTAGTGACTTATTTTTGGTTTTATAGCACTGATACTATAAAATATAGATATCATCATATTACACAATCTTAATACTAACTTAAAAATATCTCCTTTTATAAGTATGGTGATAAAATCCGTTCCGGGCTACCTTTTTAGGTAGCCTACTTTAATCTTTATACCTTTCTGGATCAACGAAAGTATACTTTATATAGTCATAACGCCGATGACCGCTCCGTGCGTCTGACACATTCGTCACGATATCAAATATACATCTTTCTTCATGCTCGTTTTCGCAGCAGGGATTTTAAAGTAGTTTTTATTGGAATAATAGAGATTAATTAATAAGCTATCTTCTATTGCTAATGGTCAGAGCAGACGGCTCATAACCGTCCTGTCGTAGGTTCGAGTCCTACAGGGTATATAAGGATAGATAAATATACAAGGAGGTAAAGAAATGGCTATTACTGTGAACATTTATTATAGTGGTACAAATGGAAATGCGAAAAAATTTGCAAAAGAGATGGTTTCAACTGGAGTTGTAGAAGATATCCGTGCAGAAAAAGGCAATATTAAATATGAATACTTTTTTTCAATGAATGATGAGGACACAATTCTTCTAATTGATAGTTGGACAGATCAAGATGCACTAGACAAACATCATGAATCTCCGATGATGGCTCATATTACTAAACTTAGAGAAAAATATGATTTGCATATGAAAGTTGAAAGATATGTAACAGATATAAAAAATATTTCCGCAAAAGACTCCGCTTTTATAAGAAAATAAAGTGCTTATTTTATTTGATAGGATAGTTTTTTCTTTAGAGTGAGAAGAACACTTGTAGTAACAGTACTCTTAAGTTAATTTATCTATAACTAAACCATTTTTTTATACACCTTCGGGTGTTTTTTTTATTTCAAAAATATAGAATATATAATCTCTTAAATTGGTAAAATAAATGTGTTAGATGTTTTGGTCTATCCGAAAGAGTAGACTTTTTTATGTGAATTTAATAACTGTATCTAATTTTAAATTAATTAATACAATGTTTTAAAAATAATGTTTGTATGCAGTTACATCTGACTTTATCCGAATTAAGAAAAAGATTTATAAAAATAAAATAAAAAAATATATATTTAAATTGACTGATTGTGAAATCATTAACTATAATTGGTTCAGTTTGTGTTAAGGAGAATGGTGATATGAATAAGAAAATTGTAGTAAGTGGATTAATTATAGGTGGATTAGTGTTAGCAGGGATCGCAGGGAAAAACTTTGCCGATGACATTTTGTTATGGGGTGGAGAAGATAATATTGAACAAATCAATCATAATTTGGAGACATTAGATAAAGCACTAGAAAATAAAGAGCAAAATATTAGTAGTTTAAATTCACGATTATCTTCAAATAATCAAGAACTTGAGCAAGTAAAGGCTAACGTTGAAGAATATAAACAAAAAGTGTTGACTTTGGAAAATGAGAAAAATCAATTAACTATAGATAAAACAAATTTAGAGAATCAATTATCAGGAAAAAATGCTGAATTGCAAGGTAAACAAAATGAAATCAATGCTAAAATTGATGAAATAAATCAAAAAATAGCTGAAATAAATCAATTAAACACTGATTGGAATAATCGTTTACAAACAGAACAAAATAAATTTAATGATGCTCAAAATACTGTTAATAGTTTAAATCAACAAATTAATCAATTGTTAAATGAAAAAAATACTATTAAAAACCAATTGCAAAGTACTCAACAAAAACTAGAAAAAGAGCAATCAGAAAACAGTAATTTGAATAATTATATTGAAAAACTGGAAAAAGCCAAAAGCGATGTAGAAGACACAGCAAACAGATCACAAGAAATCGTGACTGAACATACAGGAAAATAGATGCATTTTTTAGTTTAAATTTCTTTAACAAAATAGTATTTTGTTGCTAAATAATTTTTATTTGAATATTCTATAAAAATATCTCCTCTCAAAATGGAGGAGAAGTACATATTTATATTTTTGCTGAACGACAGGAAACGGGGAAAGGTCTTTTTGTTTGTACTTCAAAAAGACTAAAACATATTAAAAAAGGTCTTCCACCTTTAAATAGATTTGAAATTTTACCAAATAAAGAGATTTCTAGAATTAAATCGCCATTTCGCATGGCAGTTCTGGTGGATTGTGATCGGTTATTTGTCTTAAGTGGTATCTCTATACCACTAACGTTACTTACAAATCGGAGGTATATATGTAGAGAATACCTAGAAAAAATTTTACAAATAAGGAAAAATAATATGAGATCTGAAATTGTGCCTTTAGAGATTAAATCAATGATTTCATTAAATCCTTTGCTAAATTTAAAACCGAAAGATTCAAATCTGACTTTGAGTAGCTAAAGACCTCAACCGATCATTATTGGCTGAGTTTTTTTCGTTCTTATATTAATTGTCCTAACTCCGGTTTCAATATGCATATAAAAAAGTAAAAATAATAGAAAAACTAGTGATAGTTTTGGTGATAGTGATATTAAAAACCAGAAAAGATGGAAAAAGCAGGAGATAGATAAAATACTGATATTTCGGCGTTTTCTAACGGTACAAAAGAGAAAAAAAGTAATAAATGTACACATGATACAAGAAAAACATGTTCGCACTTCTAGGCAAACCAGGCTTTGAAGACCTTGCCAAAGAATTGAACGAACGTCTTTAAGATAAGGAGTTTTAGGTAATTATTAAAAATAATTATCCAAACAATTTGCCTTTAAAATGAAAAATGATACTCATTGAGGTATTTATAAAAAAGGATGGCTAATTATAGCCATCCTTTTTTGGTTTGTTGGCAGAGAAATATTTTGTCCAGAAAATTTTCGTTGTTGATTATTGATATAGTCATTGGACTTATCGAAGTTCGTTCAATACTTTCATATGACACTTGATCATATAGTTGAATAATAGAGATATCTTTATGACTTATATCTTCATGCTTCATGCCAACTTTTCGGTTAGGCACTGCTTACACATATCTACCATTATAGACAGTTAGGGGAGAGATGGGCACGTTTGACAATTCTGTGGGCAATAGTATTCACAGTATAAATTTTTTAAATCAATCAAGCTTACTTTGCTCGGTTGGTCAGAGATTGTGAGCATACATCAAATGTAATTTTTCTGTCGTCTGTAATGATTAAATCTTTGTTCAGATCTTTTCAATAGCTTTTATCCGTGCACGAATACTATCATTGACAAATATATCATTATTTTGATAAAATAATGATTGTTATTTAATAGCCATTTGTTTTGATTTGTAATTAGCTGAAACATAGGTAAATCCAATTATAATAGTTTTACGACCAAATTTTAATAAAGTGAATGGAGAAATGATATGGATCAAAAAGCGTTTATTGAATCAATTGATTCTACAATTAATAAATTAAAAAAAGATATTCAATCGTATAATAGAATCATTGGCATAGGGAATATTATAAAAATCGTATTATCTGCTGCTATCCCTATTTTAATTCACGAGGCATCTGATCATAAGTCTTTGTTATTAGTCGTTTCGATTGCTTCCGCAATCATAACGATTATTCAAAGTGGAATGTCTGCGTTTAATTATCAAAACAAAGTACAAACCGCAACACAGGTTCTAATGAAAATAGAAAACGAGAAGCTACTTTATGTAACAAAAACATCCCCATATGATAAAACGGATGAAGAAAATTTTCATTTGATTGTTTCGACACTTCAAACGGAGTTGAATGATATCATTTCTGACTTTAATCAAGTAAGCAATTAACCATATCATCCGTTTAAAGATAGAAAGGTACCAAAGAGATAGGAACAACAAGTAATCCTAGAACAGCATTTATGTATAAATAAAAAATAAACCTAATTTTGCTGATTTAAAAAGGTATCCAAACCTACTCGCTGAGACAGATGGATACCTTTTTTCTTTTACAAAAAAGTTCTGATTTTTTTAGACGGGAGTTATATACTTCAAAACCAATTTTTATTTTTTACCAATAAATTCTTTCTTGATTTTTTTAAAATCAATCAGTATTTTCGTGGGACCTAGCACATGATATTCTTTGACGACCAATTGGTTTCTTTGATTATAATAGCCACTGATTACTAATTTCATTCCTTCATCTACTTCAGCAAGAAAGTTTAAACCATGACCAGCGATTAAACAGTTCGTATCATTCAAGCTAAATCTTATCAAGGGACGAGCCCCAATTTGTAGTATTTTTATTTTTGTTACTGTGCCATATTTCTTAATCATTGTGGACTCTCCCTTATGAGCGATTTCGAGGATGACAATCCGTAAATATTCTTTAATAGCATTATACGAACAAACGTTCTTTTTGTAAAGGAGAAACGCAAAAAAATTTATGGTATTTAAGCTAATATCCCACTATTAATATCAGGGGAATGGCTGTAAAAATTTTCTGTTTTTTTGTATGACCATGCTTAAGTAAAGTTAGGAGAGACCGAACACCGGAAATGTTCACAATAAAAAATAAATTAGGGAGACAAATCTTACATTGTGCTTTGAAAATGGATAAACGGTGTTCAAGCATCAACTCCTTGAAATAAGCCTAAATTTTTCAAAATATGAGAAACTATTTCAAAAAATTTTTTCTTATTGTCATCGGAGCTCCCCGATGTTTTCACAACCTCTTGCTCTAAACGGTGTTCAAAGAGCTGACCTTCGGCGATAAGTCAAAAAATCTCAAAACATGGAGAGCTGTTTCGAGATTTTTATCCTTAACGCTCAGGTCAAAACGCTCTTTTCACAACCTCTGATTCACGGTGTTCAAGCATCAACTCCTTGAAATAAGCCGGAGAGTCCAAAATAGTAGAGACTATTTTCGGATTCTCCGGCTTAGTTATCAGAGCTAGACACTGCTGTCACAGTTCATTTTATTATTTTAGATTAACCTCGCTTACACAACGTATATCCACGTGCTTGGGCCTCTTGCAGCGAGATAGCTACGACAGAATTTGCGTTGTTAAGTCCCGAACAGTTCGGATTTAAATGATATTTTGTACCATGATCTGGAGCAATATAAACCGTTTGTTCGTTGTTTTGTTGCGGTGTTTGTGCTGCTGCAACTTGATTGGCTTGTTCTTGTGCGGCCGCAGCTTGCCGTTGTCGTTCTGCTTCAGCTGCCTCATTTGCTTTGATCGTTGCATCTACTGTAGCTAGTCGAGCAGACAAGTGTTGATTGCCGTTTGGAATAGCCTGGATTAAAGTAGCTGCTGAGTTATAGTTTTCTCTAGTTGGATGAGCTTCAGCTTGTGATAGTGCTGTTGTTGCTTCATTTTCAGCTTGTTTTTGACGTTCTTCTTGTGCTTTACGCTCAGCTTCAATTTTCTGTTTTTCTTCTTCTTGTTTTTTGCGCTCAGCCTCAAGTTTCTGTCTTTCTTCTTCTTGTTTTTTGCGCTCAGCCTCAAGTTTTTGTTTTTCTTCTTCTTGTTTCTTACGCTCAGCTTCAAGCTTCCGTTTTTCTTTTTCTTTATGTTCAGCTTTTTGTTTCAGCTGTTCTTCACTAGAAGTACTTGATGTTCTTTTTGTTTCGATCTTTTTTTCAGATTGTGTACTTGCTTTTGAACTATCGGAATGACTGGTAGGAGAGATAGACGCTCCGAAAATCATAAGAATAAATGCTGTTCCTATAATAATAAAGTTTCGTTTTTTATTCCCTTTTTTGAAAAATGATCGAATCAGTCCTACTAACCCCCAACAAATACCAATTAAACCTACTAACACTAAAAAAGTTCCCATTTTTTTCCTCCAAAAATAAAAATATTTTCCTTCCATGTAGGAATGAAAGAAATAAACCTCCTAATAAAAAAATATATCATTCTGTAATACTTGTCTAAAGATATACAAAGTTGTTTTTTATCTAAAAATTAAATTACAAAATAAAAAATGTGAATTTTTGATCACCTATTGATAAAAATAGATATATAAAGGAAATGATTTGCACAACAGCAGATTACGATAGTTACAAAGTGGAAAAGATCAGTCATTAAGTTAGTACAGTATAATTCTTGTTTTTAACGCTTAGAACCTGCTAAAAAAGCAATCAAACAAGTTAATAAGAATCTTTTAAGGTTAATATCAATGAAATGAATTTTTGCTATACTTATTAGAGGCTTATTGAATAAGGAGTTGAGTGAATTGGTTAAAAATAAATTATCAAATATGATTAGTATCAAGAAGAAAGGCGGAGGAAAGGTTAGGGTACATGGATAGAGTAAAGGAAATGCTTCAGTATGTTAGGCAAAAACAACTTTATTTTATTTGTGGTATCGCTCTAATTCTTACACTAATACGTCTTTATCTCTATTACAAAGCGACTTACAGCATCGATATGACAGCTAGCTATGATGACCAGCTTTTTATTCATTATGCCCGTAATTTAGTGGACGGGCAGTGGTTAGGAGAGTACAATGCTAAAACTTTATCAAAAGGTATTTCTTATAGCTTATTTTTAGCTTTTGCCAATAAAATTCAGCTACCATACTCGCTATTATTAGGTGGGTTTAATATTTTAGCTAGCGTGCTGATTACACTGAGTGTAAAGCCGATCGTTAAAAAGAATAGTATCTTGTTTTTTATCTATGTCTTTTTTTTATTTTCACCAATCGGTTTTACCCATGAATATTCGACACGTATTTATCGAAACGCCATTGTAATTCCATCTGTCGTAATTATCGTTGCTTGTTTATTAGCTATTTATTATCGTAAATATCGTGCAACAAAAACTATTTTACCTTGGTTTTTCTTGTTGTCTCTAATCTTTCCATTTTACTGGTATATTCGCGAAGATTCACTCTGGTTGTTGCCGTTTGTTCTGGCAGCCTTAATCATTAGTTTTGTTCAGATTTTATTAGGAGTGGATTTTAGACCAACGAAAACTGTTGAAAAGTTTTTTTCACAAATTACCCTTGATCGAAGAAAACTGATCAAGCTCAGTTTGTTTTTTCTTCCTATGATCAGCTTTATCGTGACAAATCAAATGATTAAGCATAAAAATGAAGAAGTCTATCATCTTGCAGTAGTCAATGATCGTACGAGCGGAGAGTTTGCTCAATTGATGAAGAACTTGATTCGAATAGATGATGGAACGAACATAAACAAAGAGAACAGTAGGATTTGGGTTTCTCATGAAGCGTTAAATAAAGCATTAGCTGTGTCACCTGCTTTTGCTAAAGAAGCTGCTAGAATCAAAGAATTATATACGACACATGCTTGGACTCAGGCAGGAAAAGTAAAGGAATTAAAGGGAGACATTATTTTTTGGGCACTGCGAGATGTGTTGAATGAGTCTGGCTACTATCAAAATAACGCAAAAGAAACCAATGAATTTTGGAAACAAGTCAATCAAGAGTTAAGGGCTGCTTATCGTAAGGGAGATTTGAAGAAGAAACGTGAAGTCTACTTAATGAGTACAGGAGATGGGAAGATTGCCGAGGATATTCCAGTACTCTTAGATTTTTTTAGGACAGCTTATAGTGACAATTTATTTTACAAAGATTTTCATCAAGGAGGGAATTACAGTTTTGGAACCCATGCGGATGTAGAAGCAGCGCAAAACTTTTTGCGGGTTCCTTTATTGAATAATTGGATTAATAGTGAAGATCCACAACCGCCGATTTTAGTTTTATCAAAAACAGCGAAAATCTCTAATATTATGATTGCGATTTATCAAAAGACAAGTGGTGTTGTTCTATGTTTAGCGATTTTAGGATTTTTATTTTTGATCTTAGGTTCAATCTATGCTAAAAAAGATCGTGGTTTTTATTGTTCTGCACTAGTCATTACTAGTGGTTTGATATTGACCCAGTTTTTATTTTTATTTGGGGTTTCATGGTTTTGTTCCTACTCGCCAGAGCAAAAAGATTATTTTCTAAGTGTGTATACGGGGGCAGGAGTACCAATCATGCAAATTGCGATGGTTCTAATCTTTCTGGGAATCAGCAAAATTTCATGGGGGAAAATAAAGCACAAACTCAAATTGAATAAATAA